TTACTTCTGGGCTTCTTGGATTTCTGTTGACATTTTGTTGTCAAAATAGTCGTCCATCTGCCGACTGATCGCGGCCATCTGATCGTCCATGGTGTAAGAGTAGACCTGCTTGTACATCCGGTCAGACGCCCAGCCGTTGCGCTCTTGCGCATACTTGGAATCGACGCCGAGCCGCACCATGATGGCGGCGTTGGCGTGACGAAGGTCATGGAAACGGCAGCGCGGCAGCCCCGCTCGCTCCATTCCCCGCACAAAGCGCTTGTAGATGGCTGCGCCGGTAAAGGTGACGATCCTCCCGGAGTCCCTGCCGTCGGCGCGGATGAGAGCCATGATGTAGAGCGGAATATCGACCCACCGGTCTCCGGCGTAGGTCTTGGCAGAGTCCTTCACCACGCTGTTATTGTCCGCATCGATAACAACGGCGCGGCGGATGTGCAGCCGACCGCCATCGATGTCGCCGAACTCTGCGCCGAGGATCTCCGACATGCGCATCCCCATCCATAGCGCCATCAACACCGGCAGCTCCACGGGATCGCCCCGGAACGCTGCCAGAACGCCGGCGATGTCCCCGTCCTCCAGCTTCTGCAGATCCGGCTTGCGCTTGGGCGGTAGGTGCAGGTCGTAACTGGCGCCCGGATTAAACTGTTTAAGGACGGAGGACAGCAGACCTTCGGCGTTGGCGATGTACTTCGGGGCCTTCCCGCCCTTGGCCATTGCGGAGATCTCCCGCTGAATCTGCTCGGAGGTGATATTCCCCAGCTTCATCGGCATGAGCCGCTGGAAGGTGTTTCGCCGCAGGCGCATGTATCCGGCCACGGTGGAAGGGGATAGGACACCGTCGCGGGACTTGATGTAGCTTTCGTATGCTTCCGCCAGCGTCATGGAGGTGCGGTTTTTTTCGGGTGCTTTCAGGCCGTGCTTGATGGCCATGGCCTCAGCAATGGCCTCCTCCTTGGTCTCGCGGGTAATGGACACGTCCTGCCCGTTGACGCGGACGCGGCAGGCCCACGAGCCGCTGGGAAGCTTCCGGGCGGTGGGCGTGTGGGCAGTGCTCTTGCTGCGCTGCTCCCGAACCTGCCGGGTGCCGCACCATTTGCAGTAGACGGAGTCGGCGTCTATCTCCCGGCCGCAGCCCTTATTCTTGCACTGCATGGCATGACCCCCTCCTTTTGAGAAAGCGGTGCCCGAATCGGGCACCGCTTTGCGTCGAAAATTAAAGAACCGCCTGCGCTATGCAGCGTCCGATGGATTTGATGTCGCACTTGCCGGAAAAGTCAAAATGCACTTTCCCCAGGCCGGCGAAGTACAACTCCAGCTCGCTATCCAGATCCAGCACGCCGGCAGTCTCCACAGAAAACACAGTAATATTTTTGTAAGGCAAGGATGTAAAGTCCTGCTTCTTGCCGGTGATGCCCTGCACATTGCAGGAGATGAGTCGGCGATCGGTGAACAGCACGTAGTCGCGGATAGCCTTGTAGTTTCCGACCACCTGCTCGCCCGGCAGGAGAATGTCGCGGATGGCGGACGGCACTTCGTTGGACTCCTTCAGCTTGAAAACCACCCCGTTTTTGAAATCGACCATATCTTTCCCTTTCCGCGGCAAATCTGCCGCTTATATATATTTTTTGCAAAGAATTTGCATTTTACTGGATATATTTTGTCGAAGTGGTACAATAAAGGTACTATTTTGAGGAGGGCGCGACATGAGCGAGTGGGAGGAGGACTTGTTGGCGTTGTTCGACAGTCTGGACGAAGCGGCGCAGGCCGAGGCCCTGGCGGCCGCGCTGAAAATCATTGGCGGCGAGATCCTCTGAGAGACGGTGCCCGATTCGGGCACCGTTTTATTTTTCCCGCTCCCGTCTCAGACGGAGCATAAAGGCAAACAGTTCGTTCCGCTGCTCGGCGGTCATGCTGTCCAGCAGGCGCATAAACTCCTGCCGCACCGGATCCGGCGGCGTCTCCTTTTCCCCCAGCAGGTCGGAGACGGTGCAGCCGAGATACTGCGCCAGCATCTGCACCTTAGACACAGAGGGAGTCGTGCCCTTATTTATGTCCGTAATGAAGCTGGTTCCAACGCCGCTTTCACGGCAAGCTACCGTGGGCTTAACTCCTTTTGCTCGACACCTTTCTTTGATATTTCTTACAAAAAGTTCTTTATCCATAGTGGCCTCGTCAAATGAGATTATAGGAGCTTCAAGAACTCCTGCTCGGATATCACGGCAATTGATGCGCCTTTCGCATTGAGCGCGGCTGCCTTTTCTTCCTTGTCACTCATGCCGTCGCATCCGACGATGATTTTGTCTTGTTCTCCGACCACCAGATAGTCGGTCTTCTTCGATACGGCGCTTTTTACGGTGGCGCCGGCAGCCTCTGCGAGGGATTTTGCTGCTGCGCGCGGAAAGCTTAATGCGCCAGTAAATACGACGGCTTTGCCATCCAATTCCCCGCCTCGGCATACATCGCCGACTAATATTGGACACGTTCCCGACGCAGACCTTTGAAGATAGGACCGTAGCGCAGCATTTCGTTCTCCTTTGCTGTGAAGTGCATGATCTAATCTATTTTCGCCGCAAAGCCAAGATAGGATTGCTCCACACGCGCGACAATCCTCGAGCGCATCGTGGAAGCGCGCCATGTAACCAATCTCATCGCATGCATCAGATAGTTTACTGTAAGGATGACCAGTGACTCGCCCGTAGAGCGTCATCACGTCAAAGCAACGGGCGAAGCATTCTCGAATAATCCCCTCCGCCGCCTTCAAGAAACTGGCATCAAAAGAAACATTCCACCCTGCGGTGTACGGGGAGGCGGATACAAATTCTGCAAAAGTGTCAATCACCTCGTCGATGGTTGGAGCAGCGGCGACCATATCTCCCGTGATCCCAGTCAACTCCGTCACTGTGGCCGGTATACGGCATCCTGGATTGACGTAGGTTTTGTAACTGTCGCTCTCTTGGTGCCCGATGTATCGCACTGCGGCGAGTTGGATAATTTTACAGGTTTGGGGGTCGATGCCCGTAGTTTCTAAATCTATGACCACGCAGTCAGAGAGATCATCCGGGTGACTAAAAGGCATGACGTAAGATGTGTCGTTGCTCATGATGCGCCTCCGCTGTAGATGATATATACAAAATATAAACTCAAAAATTGTGAATACAAACAACAAATGAGAAATTTCGCATTTTGTATTGACAATGAGAAATTTCTCATTTATGCTTATACCATCCCCCGAGAGGAACGGCGACGCCGGAAGGTGCGCCGGATCACTGAGATGCGCGTCGGATGGGTTTGCTTGCGCATTATGTCCTCCCTCTTTACGGAGAAATGGGTGCGTGTGAAGTTGCTGACATGACTATCATACCACCCTTTTCCCCGGGGGAGAGGGTGAATTTTCACGGGGTGAAAGGGGGTGAAAGTGTGGGTCTCTTGAAGTGGCTTATTGCACTGGTGGTACTTTTGGCGCTGACGCTGCTGCTGGGCTATCTGGCGTGGAAAGCGGAACAGCGTTGCGAGGATCGAGACTGCTGTTTCGCCTGCTATGCGTTCGGCATCAGCGCGGCGTTCACAGGCGTCCTCGCGCTGACGGCAGGTATTCGTCTGGTCGTCGGGATCTAACGCCTACCGGGCTATCGCGACAATAGAAACGATCAGAGCCGCCACCGAAATAGCCGTGGTGAGTGCCCAGCGGACAAACTCCCCGCGGTTATGCTTCAGCTCCCGCAGCCGGGCGTAGCCCTGCGGGCGCAGCATCAGCCGCTGGTGGTACACGGGATCCAGGGAGACGTAGTCCTGTTGCAGCATGGCGCGCAGCAGCTCCTCGTCGTTCTTGCCGAAGGCGTCGTCTTTCGTGGCGGTGCTGCCGGCCGCGGAGATCTTCTCCAAGGTGCGGCGTTCTTTGCAGGCGTTCAATTCGGACACCCCCCCTATCGGTTGACGGCGGGGTTGTTCGTGCGGCCCAGGAGGTAATCCACGGAGCAGTCCAGCCGGTCGGCAATCAGAGCGAGGGACACGCAAGACATGGCCCTTCCGTTGGCAAGATCGGAAATTGCGTTGATATTAAGGCCGCAGTCGGGCAGCAGCACTTTCATTGGGATTTTCACTTGCTTCGTGCGCTGCTTAATGCGCAAAGCGATTTCCTGTGTATCGTACATAAAGCGGCTCCCGAGATTTTGTTAAACTTCACAAAATCAAGAAAAATCATGATTTTGTGTTGACAATCAAGAAATATCTTGATATCATGCAAGCGTACCAACCGGAAACGGTGGACAACGGCGGTACAGAGAGGCGATCTCCGTGCCAGCCGGAGCAGAAAAAGGGTGCGTATGTAGTTTCCAGCAAAACCATCATACCACCCTTTTCCCTGCCATGCAAGGTGAATTTTCACAGACAGAGGAGGTGAGACGATGAGAGTTAAAGAATACCGCGAGAAAATGGGTCTGACGCAGGAGGCGCTGGCGGACAAGCTGAACGTCGACCGGTCGGTGATCAGCTACTGGGAGCGAGGCAAGGCGACGCCCTGCAAGAAGCACCGCGCCATGCTGTGCGCCATCTTGCAGTGTACGGAACAGGAGCTGATGAGCGACGCCGCTCACTAAGGTCAGCATAGCGGAGAAAGGAGGAGTTGTCCATGGCAAGGGACGGCGGAAACATCTATCAGACCGCCCGGAAAGCGGCGGGTCTGACGCAGGAGGCCGCAGCGGAGCGTCTGGCGGTCAGCGACACCAGCATCCGCGCCTACGAGTCTGGGGAGCGGCTGCCGGGCGACGACATCGTGGCTCGGATGTGCGCGGTGTACAACGTCCAGTATCTTGGCTTGCAGCACCTGCAGCTGAAGACGGCGCTGCTGCCGGACTGCGTGCAGGAGGCGCGGCCGGAGCCGCTGCCGGTGGCGGTGATCAAGCTGGTGCGGCGGGTGATGCGCTTTGCGGAGGCGCACCGCAGCGACCAGCTGATGGAAATCGCCGAGGACGGCGTCATCAGCGACGGCGAACGGGCGCTTTTCGAGGAGATCACCTGCGAGCTGGGAGATATCGTGCAGGCCGCGCTGGCCTTGCAGTACGCAGAGGAGGTGCAGTGATGCCCCGGACGATTTTGAGTGCGAAGACAGACGCCGCCAAGGACATGGCGGTCCGCATCAAGGCGCAGGCCTACGCCCTGCACGGCGGACTGGACGGCATGGCGCGGGCGGCGGGCATGAGCCGCAGCACCATCTATGCCCGGATCAAGGACCTGCCCAGCTGCTCCGGCAAGGAGATCGCGGCTATCGCCAAGGCGGCGCGCATCCCCAAGGACGAGCTGTTCGCCGCGTGGGCGAAGGCGTGCTGACTATGGGATTTTACGGTTGGCATCGCGACCTCGTCTACATGGACGAGCGGTACATCTGCCGCTGTATGAAGTGTGGGCAGAAGCGCTTAAAGCGTGCGTGCGAGTGCATTCTCCACCGAGAAGGCAGCGGTACCGCGAAGGTGGTCGGCTACTTCTGCCCGAGCTGCTACGCGGAGTTTTTGGACGAGTACGAGGCGCACGACTGATTGGGAGGTGACGAGCGTGACAACATGGTATTGCCTGGACCTGAAGTACCCGGGCATGTACCTCAAGTCGGGTGAAATGGTGGTGGTGGTGCGGCTTGGCTCTCTGAGCTTCCGGGAGGCCACCTACCGCGTGGGGTACTTCGCGACGGACCCTCGGGAGCCGGACGCCCGGAAGTTGTGGTTTTACCGGAGCGGCGGCGGCATCGAGGATCCCGCCCGCTGGAAGAAATACTACACCGATATCCGATTCATGCCGCTGGATACGCCGGAGGGAGGTGTGATCTGTGGATAGCTGGGCAATGGCGGTGCAGTACATCTGCGCGGCAGCCGGTGCGGCGGCCGTCGTCCGCTGGGTGGACGGCTGCGGCAAGGCGCAAAAAAAGAACCGCCCTCTGGGTGGAGCCAGAAAGCGGTTCAGTGAGTCGAAGCGCATGCGCTTCTCACGAGCAAGATAATTATACCAGAGCCGGGAGGCTTTTACAAGGGGGTCAGGACTGCCATGAGCAAAAAAATTGAACAGCCCGCCTATTGGGGCGTCATCCCCGCTCCCGTGCGGTACGACGACCGCCTCCCCGCCAACGCGAAGCTGCTGTACGGCGAGATCTCCGCGCTGTGCGACCGCAAGGGCTTCTGCTGGGCGAAGAACGACTACTTCGCCGAGCTGTACGGATGGTCGGCGGACACGGTGACGCGGCTGGTGCGAAAACTCCGGGATGCGGGCTATCTGACGGTGGAGATGGTGCCTACGGCCACCGGAAGCGAGCGCCGGATTTTTGCCGGTGTTTGCACAAGGGGTGTCGGCAAAAATGCCGAGACCCCTCTCGGCAAAAAAGTCGGGGGGGTGTCTGCAAAAAAGTCGACCCCCCACAATATAAGAACAGATAATTATAATATAACCCCCATACCCCCATTGGGGGAAGGTGTGCAAAAACGTGTGCACAAGGGTGTGCCGCGGGAGCAGCCGGACTGGAAGCCGGAGCGCTTCGCGGGGATGTGGAACTACTATCCGGCCAAGGGGCGGCGGAACAAGCAGCGGGCCATGGACGCCTGGGACAAACTGAAGCCGGACGACGCGCTGATCGCCCGGATCGGGCGGGCGCTGGAGAAGCTGCTGGCCACGGAGGAGTGGCAGCGGGGCATCGGCATCCCCCACGTGGCCACGTTCCTGAACGGGCAGAGGTGGAAGGACGCCGACGAGCTGGACGCGCCCTCCCCTTCCGTGCCGGCATCCACCCGTGTGCAGGAGAGGAAGGGTGACTACGAGATATGACGATTGACGCCCCCATCCAGTCCCAGAGGCTGGCGACGGCGCAGGCCGCCGTGCTGGGCGCGATGCTGATCGACGCGGACTGCATTGCCGATGTGCTGGCGGATACGTCGGAGACGATGTTCGTGTCGTCGGCCTACCGCACGGTGTACGGCTGCATCCGGCAGCTGTTTCAGGAGGCACAGCCGGTCGACCCCGTGACGGTGGGCGCGGCGCTGAAGGAGCGCGCCGGGCAGGACTACGGCGAGCTGTTGGTGCAGCTGATGGACGTGACGCCCACCAGCGCCAATGTGGGCTCTTACGTGGAGATCCTCAAGCGGGAGAGCATCGTGTGGCGGCTGCGGAGCATCGGCGCGGCGCTGGCGGAGACGGAAGATCTTCCGGCGGCGGAAAAGCTGATGGAGAAGGCCAACGCCGCCATGAGCCTGAAGTCCGGCGTGGAGGTCTGGGATATGACTCAGATGTGGGAGAACTTCTCCGCCCGACATGGGGAGACGGAGAAGCCGGAGTACATCCGCTGGGGCTATGACTTCATCGACGAGCGGGTATACACCACCCGAGGCGACTACTGCGTCATCGGCGGATACCCCAGCGCCGGAAAGACGTGTCTGGCGCTGGGCATGGCCATGAAGATGGCGGAGCGGTACCGGGTGGGCTTTTTCTCCTTTGAGACGGACAAAGCCAAACTGGCCGACCGCATCATGTCCGCCAGGGCCATGATCGACCTGAGCGACATCAAGCAAAACAAACTGGGCGAAAAGGAGTGGGAGGAACTGGCTTACGCGGCGTCCAGTCTGAGTAGGACGGGCCTGCAGATCATGCAGTGCAGCGGCTTCACCGTGGCGGACATCCAGTCCGTAGCGTTGTCCCGGCACTACGACGTGGTGTTCATCGACTACCTGCAGCTCATCGAGGCGGACGGGCGGAAGGGCTGGAGCCGTCCCGAGGAGGTCAGCTCCATCAGCCGCGGCTTGCAGCGGATGAGCCACGAGCACGGCATCACGGCGGTGGTGCTGTCCCAGCTGACGCCGGACGCCGGGCGGAAGAAACCCGAGGCGCCCACCATGTACGACCTTCGGGAGAGTCGACAGATCACCATGGACGCGGACGCCATCTTCCTGCTGTACCTGGAGGATCCGGAGGACCGTTCCGGGGCGCGCGTCCTGAAATGCGACAAGAACAAGGACGGACAGGCGGGCTGGTACAAGGTGATGCAGTTTCAGGGCCGCATCCAGAGCTTCCGCCCCATGCCGAAGCCGGTGGACAAGGCGGCGCCGCTTCCGGCGCAGGTCAGCTTCCACGAAATTAAAGACGACGGCGATGTGCCGTTCTGAGAGGAGGGCCTATGCAGACAGGCGACAAGGTTACGTACGTTCCTTTCGTGCTGCGATACGCCAAGGACACGGAGCTGCGGGCGCCCAGCGTCGCGGCGCCGGTGGTCTGGGTGCATCCGGAGGGCCGCTTTGCGGTGGTGGAACGCAGCACAGGGCGGTACAGGTATCGGGAGTGCATCCCGTGCAGAAAAACGAAAAAGTGAGGTACGAGCAACATGAAAACCATAGCGATCATGAACTTGAAGGGCGGCGTGGGGAAAACGGTCACGGCCATCAACCTGGCGGACGCCCTGCGGCGCGCCGGTAGGCGGATGGTGTTGGTGGACTGCGACGGGCAAATGAGCCTGACGCGGTTCTACTTCCCGGATCTCGACCCGGACAACACCGCCACGGTGGCGGACGTGCTGGAGGGGCAGACGGAGCCCGTGTGGAGCGACAGCACCATCCCCGTGGACGCCGGTGGCCTTGTACAGCTGCTGCCGGCATCCAGCGCCCTGTACGGGCTGGACGTGCGGGCGCTGAAAAGCAGCATCCACAGCATCAATTCTCTGCGGGACTTCCGTGACGCGGCGGCGTCCGACGGCATGGACTACATGATCTTTGACTGCCCTCCCGGCTTCACGGCGGCGAGCTGTGCGGCGCTGATGGCGGCGGACGAGGTGGTCGTTCCCATGGTGGTGGATGGCTTCTCCGTCTGGGGCGTCAACGATATGGCGGCACAGATCGATAGCATGCGGGCCGCTAACCCTGCAATCAGAGTGGCCGGCGTCCTGATCTGCCAGTGGCACAACAGTGAAGTGGTGCGGCAGGGCGAGGCGCTGCTGCGTAGTCTGAGCCTGCCGGTGTTCACGTCGGTGATTCGGAGGACGGAGAAGGTGCCAGAGAGTACGTTCTCCCGGCAGCCGGTCATGGACTACAGCCCCCGCAGCGCGGCGGCAGCCGACTACCGCACATGGGTTTGGGAGTATCTGATGGAGGGAGGTGCAGACCGTGGCGAAGTTTGACATGGGCGAGTTCGCCAAGACGCTGGCGCAGCCGGTGTCCGAGTCGGGCACAGGGCGGGAGCAGATTGAGTACATAGACATGGATCTGCTGGACAGCGACCCTGGAAACTTCTACGAGCTCCGCGACTTGGACGGTCTGGCGGACAACATCGCTACCATCGGCCTCCAGCAGCCCATCCGGGTGCGGGACGGCGAGAACGGTCACGCGGTGATCGTCTCTGGCCACCGCCGCGTGGCGGCCATCCGCAAGCTGGTGGAGGATGGGCGGACAGATCTCCGCGAGGTACCCTGTATTCGCGAAAAGGGTGATGCGTCCCCGGCGCTGCGGGAGCTGCGCCTGATCTACGCCAACAGCAGTACCCGCGCGCTGAGTTCCCCGGAGATCTCCCAGCAGGTGGAGAAGGTGCGGGAGCTGTTGTACCAGCTGAAGGAGGAAGGCTACGAGTTCCCCGGCCGGATGCGGGATCATGTGGCCGAGGCCTGTAAGATCAGCAAGAGCAAGCTGGCGCGGCTGGACGTTATCCGGAAGGGCTTGGCTCCGGACATCCGGAAGGCCTACTGGGACGGCCCCCAGAGTAAGAGTTTGAGCGAGGATGCGGCCTATACTCTCGCCCGTCTTCCGGTGGACGTGCAGCGTCAGGTAGTTGATGCGTACCGCGGTCAGGCTCAGGGCGACAGTGGCCTGAAATATCTTTACGCGGGCACGGTGGAGGCTGTGACTAAGCTCGTAAACAAAATCATTGTCGGGAAGGTTAAATGCCCCGATGGGGTGGCGTGCTCGCACAAGGATGCGCAGGTCGCCCATGCCATTAAGGCGAAGGTCAAGAGCCGCTGGTCGGACTGCGGGTGTGAGTATGGCTGCTGTGCGAAGTGCGGCTCGCTGCAAAGCTGCAAAGACGTGTGTCCAAATTTGATTGGCAAGCAGAAGGAGCTGAAGGCCGCCGCCAAGGCGGAGCGGCAGCGGGAGGCGGCTGAAAAAGAAGCGCGGCAGCGGCCGGACATAGAGCGCGTCTGCGCCATCTGGCAGAGGTTCGGCGCCCTGCGCGAACGGGCAGGCCTGACGCCGAAGCAGTATTTTGAGAAAATCGACTGCCCATATAGCGGGCTTATTGAGAGGGCGGAGTCTTTCGAAGCCGGCCGCGAGAAAATCGAGCCAAATGAAGGACTTCCGTTCGGCTACAACGTTGGCCTGTCCCATATCAATCGATGGGTGGCTGCGGCGGATACGCTGGGCTGCAGTGTGGATTACCTGATGCTGCGCACCAGCGAGCCGCGTATGGCGGATGAAGTGGCCGCCGTCCCGCGGGTCTGCGCCAGTCAGATGGCGCTTTCTGCATGGATGCCCGGCGGCACGACGCCGGCAGAGCCGTGTGACGTGGTGGCGGAATTCGACCTGAGCGGCGACGGCGAGCTGACATCCCGCTCGCTCTGCCGGTGGGACGGTGAGGCGTTCCGGTTTGGGAAAAGCAGAGACAAGATCGAGATGCGTGTCGTCCGGTGGCTGGCGCTGCCGGAGGTGGAAAAGGAGGACGGGAACGATGATTAGCGTGAAAATCGACAAGAGCGTGCACACGATGACGTTTGCGGGGAGTGGGCTGGAGATCGCTGCCGAAATCGGTGTGATCGTTCACGAGCTGTATACGCAGCTGTACCACCGCGCCGGTCCGACGCTGGCGAATGGCTGCAAGGGAGTCCTGCTGGATATGCTGGCGCGAGAGGATTCTCCTGTGTGGAATGCGAATCTGGCCAAGGGCGTAGGCCATTCTTTCTATCTGGATGGCGCGGCAGCGGAAGCTATGATGGAGCGCGTGAAGCGCTCTGAGGGGGGGGCGGCAGCGTGACGAGAGTTGACCTGACCAAGGCGCAATGCGCCGAGCTGGCGAACTACCTGCGAGGCATCCTGAATAACGGCATGGGCGCAGGCAGCTTTGACAAGATCGAGATGCTCGTGCTGGCCCGCCGCGCCTTGGCGGCTGCGGAGGAGCTGCCGGAGGTGTCCTCTGTTGCCGCCCACGCCCCGGCTGCACGGAAGCCGCAGCCGGAAGATGCCTCGGCGGCCGGCTCTCCGGCCTCGGAGGCGGCGCAGCTGAAGCGCGACACGCTGGAGCGCCTGACGGCCTACCGGCAGAAGGATGGCCTGAACAGTCTGGCGCCGCTGGCAGCGGCCTGCGGCAAGGTGGATGGAAAGGTGATTGGCGCGGAGCTGCTGGCGCGGATGCTGAGCCGGGAACGCTTCCCGGTGGCGATCTGGCGGGAGGTGGCCGCCGCGTTGGACAAGATGGAGCGGGAGAAGGGAGCGGATGAGGGATGAAGGCTGGGGAGATCGTGCGGAGCTTGCGGTGCTCGTCACAGGTACCGGGGCCGCAGCTGGATTGCAGAACCTGCCCCTATCACATGGAAGAGACGGTTGACGGTGTCGACTATGCGGGCTGCGACTGCGACCGCATTGCCGTGGATGCCGCCGACCGGCTGGAGGAGCTGGTAGACCGCTGCGCCCGGTACGCCGAGGAGATCGCGGTGCTGCGGGAGCGGGCGAAGCGGGTGGCCGTCACTGAACGGCGGCCCGAAAGAGATGGGCACTATCTGTGCTGGTACACGTTTGGAAAAGAGCGGGATTCGGTTCTCTATCAGAGCCCGGTGTTTTGTCAGGTGCTGGACTACTACGCCACTGACCAGAGGCCGCACTTCCAGCACGAAGGTACGCACGGAATGGCCGTGACGCACTGGATGGAGATCCCGGAGGTGACGCAGGATGAGTAAGGCTGTACTTATCAGCATCCGGCCCCAGTGGTGCGAGAAGATCGTCAACGGCGAAAAGACCGTCGAAGTACGCAAGACCCGCCCAAAGCTGAACACGCCGTTTAGGGTGTACATCTACTGCACACTTCCGAAGTACCCGCACGAGGACTTTATTGCAACGGATTATCCAAAGCCGCAGTTTTATGGCGGAGGCAAAGTCATTGGCGAGTTTATCTGCGACCGCATTTATGAGTTGGAAACAAAAGCACCCGGCGGCAGTTACTATGTCAAAGGCGAAGGTCAGCCGACAACAAACGATGTGGCGCGGCAGTCGTGTCTCGGCCTTGGCGATATGCACGCCTACTTGAAGTCGAAGACCGGCTACGGCCTGCACATTTCACGGGTGAAGCTCTACGAAGCCCCGAAGGAACTGAGCGAGTTCCGGAAAGCGTGCGCACACGACTGGTACTGCGACAGCTGCGCTATGTATTGGGAAAACAACGGCACCTGCGGCAACGAGAGCCTGCGCCTCAAACGTCCACCCCAAAGCTGGTGCTATGTGGAGGAAATGTGATGAGAGCGAAGAAGTGTGACCGATGCGGAAAGTTCTACGACCATTATGACGGGATGTCACGATTTAGAGGTGGCTGCAAAGCGAATGCTTTGGTCCTGATCGATCGCGATCTGGATGGGAAGTATTGGTCGAGAAAGAGCTACGATTTGTGTCCTGCATGTATGGGGGAAGTCGAGACATTTATTTGCGGCAGTGCTGTTTCCGCCGCTGAAAAGGAGGAAGTGTGATGGAACGACTGACGCAGCGACTTAGGACTGGTGAGGTTCTTATGGCGTTGAATTACGAGGAGAAATACACGGAACAAGAGTGGATCTGTGTGCTGCAAGACCGCCTTGCAGCCTACGAGGAAAGCGGGTGTGCGCCGGAGGAAGTTTTGCCGAAAGATAAGGCGGACGAGATCGCGATGAAGCTCATGCGGCTTGCTGATTTGGAAAGCCTTTGCAGCTATGACCGACTGCGAGAACTGGGCGAGGCCGACAAGGACGAGCGCGTGGTGGCGCTGCCAGTAAAGCCAGTACTTACGCCGATTCTTTCAAGCATGTTGTACATAATCGAGGACGGAGACATCTATGAAGATGCCCTTTATGAAGCTGTTGTCGGGATGTCGGAAAGTGGGAAGGTGAATGTGGTCTACACGACGCTTTCCGACCAGATAATCTTCGAACAAGCCGACATCGGCAAGACCGTATTCCTGACCCGCGAGGAGGCGAAGGAAGTGTTGGAGGCAATGAGAGAGGAGGAAGCGACGTGATAGAAAAGAGCGACCTCGTCTGTCCATGACTCCCGTCTACTCTGGTGCGTGATGACGGAGGACGCGTGATGGCGTTTGAGGACTGTTACGAAAAGCGGTGTCCATATTGGGGAGTCGTCGACATGGTGAGAGGCGCCGACGGCAAGTCTCGATCCGTTTGGGGATGCCGCCGCGTGAACGAGGTGCTTCATAATGAGTAGCCGCGAGTTGATCGCCGCGCTGCGGCGGCTGAAGGTGGAGACCGGGAGTCTGGTGTGCGTAGGCTGCGGCTATGAGCACAACTGCGGCGTTCATGGGTGCGCAATTCTGCGAAAAACGATCGCATGGCTGGAAAAGACGCTGGCAGAGGACAGGCCCAGCAGCGTCATGGAGTACTGTGATGAGCGCTAAGGTGAACCCGCGGCGGGTACCTCGCACAGAGGCTGACGTGGCGACCGCCTACACGAAGGGCGTCACCGAGGGTCTGAATCGCGGCATCGAGCTGATGCTGTATGTGCTGATCGACAAGCACGACGCGCCGATGGAGGACGTGCAGCAGTTGGCCGCGGAGCTGAACCACGCCGCCGAGTGCGTGGCGGAGGGGTACGTCACCTGGGCCGGCGTGCGGCGCATGCTGAAAGAATACAACGTGGAGGTGGAGTTGATATGATGGGCATCGTGGAGTCGGCCGAAGTCCTGAGAGCGTATCTGGATGAGTCTGCTGCGTGCGTCCCGCCTAAGGTCTACGGAGCCATATCCGCGGCGGTGGTCGTGATGGATGCTGTGGCGGGGACGATTAGCGCGGCGCAATGTGTCGTGGCTGACGGCTTGCAAACGGTTTGTGTGGAGGCTCGAGATGGCCGGTGAAGGACGCTGGATCTGTGTCCGGCAGCGGGCGGGCCCGTTGGTGAAGGAGCAGCGTGCTGTCCGGCCGCGGCTAAGCCAGTATGATAGTCCCTACGAGCGGGCGGAGAAAAATAAAATCCTCCGCCCGCCGCGGGACTCCGGCGTCTGCCGGACGCGCATGGATCGCCTGGAGCTATTGCTGGCGCTTTTCGGCTTTGATGGGTGGAGCTACACGCTGACCTTTGACGAGGTGCATCTTCCGCCCAGTTTTGCAGATGTTCGATTGTGCTGGCGCCGATTGCTTTACCAGATGAAGAAGTGGCATGACGGCGTGACGCCTGACTATGTCTACCTCATCGAGGGGCGCCATGGGGACCATCGTTACCACATGCATCTCACGGTGCGATATAACGACTTCCCTCCCATGATCATGGAAGATCTCTGGAGGCAGGGGTATATCATCTCGTCGCAGCCCCTGCTGCTGGGCACATTTGACAGCTACCGGCGCACTGCCAGATACTACTGCAAGGAGCGCAGCGACGGCATTGTCATTCCAATCGATGCCAGGACGTGGGTGGCGTCGCGCAGCCTTGCGCGGCAGTTGCCGCCGCCTGAATACTTCCGATCTGATTCGGGGAGCATTGAGATTCCGGACGATTGCCGGGTGTGCGGCCGGTATACGGTGGATAATGGGTTTGGCCACTACCAGTATGGCTGGTACATTGAGCAGGATCCTCTCCATCCGACTGTGATAGACGGGAAGCGTATGCCGCATCAAGGCGGTTTCGGTATGTACTAAATAGTAAATGTAACTTGTGATATAGTTGAATAAATCACGAAAAGGAGGAAAACCCCTTGCGTATCACATCCGAATACGGTACAATATCCCCAAGGAACGATGGGTGGTTGACCTGTCCCAGGTGCAACCGCAATCGACACTTCCTGCGGGTGCTGCCCGGCACATCCGCCACGGAGCTGCCTGTGTACTGCCGGGACTGTAAAACGGAGATCATCCTGCATATCGAGCAAGAGGCCGGAGCGTTGAACGCCGGAGCCCATGATTAGACACCACACGTTGGTGCTGCGTCATGGTCTCCGGCGTTTTTGTTTTGCCGCGAGGTGATAGCCGCGAGCCGGAACGCCGGAGACGAAGACGGGAGGGGCGCATGGGAATTTCAGCAAGCAGGCTCGCGGAACTGCGCGGGCTTCTCGAGGCGGGGTCGGAGCATGAGTTCTACTCCTGGCCAGAGTGGCGGCGGCTGCGCCGGGAGGTGCTCACGGTTGATAACTGCGAGTGCCAGGAATGCAAGCGGCGCGGCGTGTACTCCAAGGCCAGTATCGTCCATCACGTCAGGCATCTGCGCGATCGTCCCGCCCTGGCGCTGTCCGTCTACGATGGCGATTGCCGACAGCTGGAGGCCGTCTGCAAGCGTTGTCATGAGGAGCTGCATCCGGATAGCCAGCGGCAATACGCGCCGTCTGCGCCGCCTCTGACGCCGGAGCGGTGGGATTGATGACCCCCCCTCGAAAAAACGCCCCTCGCGTCCTTGTTGCTACTCGCGGGGGTCCAAGACATTCCAGCGATTTCCGCGTCTGCGCGGTGCCGCGCTGCGCGTGGGCGCGAGAATCGCCGGGCAATTTCAGAGAAGCTGCGGTTTTGCGGGGCGGGCAGCTCCGAAAGTACTCTTTTCCTTTTCCCGCGGTTCGGGCGGCGTGTCCGCCCGTCCCGCAAAGCCGCAGATGCTGGTGTCCGAATCGGGCACAGGAGGTGACGTCATGAGAATTGAAAACAGACGGCTGGCGGAGCTGACGCCGTATCGCGCCAATGCAAAAAAGCACGACGCCGCGCAGGTGGCTAACGTGGCGGAGAGCATCCGCCAGTTCGGCTTTGTGCAGCCGGTCGTGGTAGACCGGGACGGCGTGATCGTCATTGGTCACTGCCGCGCCCTGGCGGCGGAGAAGCTGGGCATGGTTGAGGTGCCCTGCGTCTGCGTCGATGATCTGACGCCGGAGCAGGTGAATGCCCTTCGTCTTGTGGACAACAAGACCAACGAGAGTCCGTGGGATCTCGACCTGCTGGCCGCCGAGCTGCCGGAGCTGAATCTGTCGGTGTTTGATTTCGAGTGGGGCGAGTTGCCCTGCGCGGGATTTAACATCGGCTCCCCCGCTGCCTGTGCTGCCGCTGTTTCTGAAAATCCTTTAAGCGACGAAGACCCCGACTACCAGTCCTTTGTTGAGAAATTCATGCCAAAGAAAACGACAGACGACTGCTACACGCCAGAGAATGTCTACGCGGTGGTTAAGGACTGGGCCGTTGATCGTTATGGCTTGTCTGGCGCGGAGGTGCTGCGCCCGTTTTATCCGGGTGGCGATTATAAGGCGGTGACCTATGATGAGAATGCCGTTGTTATAGATAACCCGCCCTTCTCGATCATCTCCGAGATCTGCGACTGGTACACGCAAAATGGCGTCCGATTCTTTTTGTTCGCCCCGGCTCTTACGCTTTTGGGTATTGGTCGAGGAAGCCTAAACTATGTTGCCTGCGGAGCCCCTGTCGTATTCGAAAACGGCGCAAATATAAGTATCTCCTTCGTGACGAACATGGGAGACTTCGCGGTGGAATCCGCTCCTGACCTTCGCGGACGCCTTAAGGCTGCAAACGACGAAAACTTGAAAGCAGCCCGAAAGGATCTCCCTGTGTACTCCTATCCGGCGAACGTCTTGACCGGCACAATGGTGCAATACTTTTCCTCGCATGGTGTGGATTTCAGAGTTTCCCGCGCCCATTTGTCGTTTATCCGGTCTTTAGATTCTCAGCGCGAGAAAGGTAAAGGCCTTTTCGGTTCTGGCTTCTTGATTTCGGAGAAGGCAGCGGCGGAGAAGGCAGCGGCGGAGAAGGCAGCGGCGGAGAAGGCAGCGGCGGAGAAGGCAGCGGCGGAGACGTGGCAGCTTTCTGATCGAGAGAAGGCCATCGTCGCTTCTCTTGGCTGAAAGGAGGTTCTTTGGGTTTGTCTCAGTTTAGAGAATTTGACCGAAAGCAATTTGAGAGCCTGTGCGGCATGCAGTGCTCCGTGGAGGAACTGCGCGGTTGGTTTGGCTGTGATGAGGCGGCGCTGAACACTTGGTGCATGGACACCTACGGTGAAGACTTCCGGAGCGCGTTTGACCGGCTGGCTATGATGGGGCGCATTGTTCTGCGCGGCGAGCAGGTCGCCGCAGCAAAGAAGAACGTGTCCATGGCGCGGCACCTGGAGGCGCAGCGGGCGTGCCATGACGCGCCGCCGCAGAAGAGGAAGAACTACCGCCTGACGGACGCCTATAAGGAACTCCGGCAGTCGATGCTGCAGAACCTGGTTGAAAGGGATCTCGATGGCGATGTGTACCGGGATAAGGTGCAGGAATATATGGACTTCTGGGTGAGGCGGCAGGAGCTGCGGGACGACATCGCCCGGCGCGGGCTGACTGTCACGGATGACCGGGGGCGGCTGATGGAAAACCGCAGCGTGTCGCTGGAGATCCAGGTCTCCCGCCAGATGCTAGCGATTTTCACGACGCTGGGCTTTAAGGAGGACGCTCTGGCGGCTGCCGCCCGGGGCGATGACGACGATGAGCTGTGAGATCCCCGCGGAGGTTCTGCGCTATATCGAGATCGTCGAGTCCAATAATCCCCGCGCCTGTCCTGAGCAGCACGCACTGGTGGCGATGATCCGCCGCGTGTTCGACACGGAGAACATTTATGTGGACACGGAGCAGCTGCGCCGGTACCTGAGCCTGCTGCGCTACTTCCCTTATGAGCGGCTATTCCCGTGGGAGGAGTTTCTCCTCGCGCTGTGGGACTGCACCTACCGAGCCGACGGGCGGCCGCGGTGGAAGAAGCTGCTCTGCATGGTGGGTCGCGGTGCAGGCAAGGACGGTTTCATCGCCTTCGACGGCGCGTGCTCCATATCCCCCTACAACCCCGTGAAAAACTATAACGTGGACGTGTGCGCCAACAACGAGGAGCAGGCGGTCACGCCGGTGAAGGATCTTTCCGAAGTCCTTGAATCCCCCAAGTGGGAGTCGAAGCTCAACCGGCACTATTACCACACCAAAGAGATGGTGCAGGGTCGGAAGAACAAGGGTGTGATGAAGGGCCGCACCAACAACCCCAAGGGGCGGGATGGTATGCGTTCCGGCAAAGTCGTCTTTAACGAAGTCCACGCTTTTGAAAACTACAACAACTACAAGGTTTTTGTCACCGGTCTGGGCAAGGTCGGACAGCCGCGCATCGGGATGTTCACATCGAACGGCGACGTGTCTGATGGCCCGCTGGACGATTTTATAGCCCAGGGACGGCGGATCCTCTTCGAGAACGAGGCGGAGCCGGAGGGCGGCTATCTCCCGTTCATCTGCTGCCTTGAGAATCGGGAGCAGGTCAACGACCCGGATAACTGGTTTATGGCGAACCCGTCGCTGTCCTACGTCCCGCACCTGCGTCAGGAGATCGAGGAGGAATATGCGGACTGGCTGGTCAACCCGGAGCAGAACGGGGACTTCCTGACAAAGCGGATGGGCATCCGCGCCGGGCAGCTGGAAATCAGCGTGACGGACTATGCCAAGGTCAAGGCGACTAATCGACCACTGCCGGATCTCCGAGGGAAGTCCTGCGTGGCCGGCATCGACTACGCGGAGATCAACGACTGGGCGAGCGTCAATCTGCACTTCCGCATCGGAGCGCAGCGCTTCGACATCAACCATTCGTGGGTCTGCCTGCAGAGCCGGTCGCTCTCCCGCATCGTCGCCCCGTGGCGAGCTTGGGCGGAGGCGGGAAAACTGACGGTGGTGGATGATGTGAGCATCGACCCCAACCTCCTGGCGGACTACCTAAAGGAAATGGGCTTAAAGCACAACATCGTCAAGCTGGCAATGGACCACTTCCGCTGGACGCTGGTGAGCGACGCCATGCGGCGCATCGGCTTTGACGCCAGGGACAAGAACCGCGTGAAGCTGGTCCGACCCAGCGACATCATGCAGGTCGACCCGGTAATCCAGGAATGCTTTGATCGCGACCAGTTTACATGGGGCGACAACCCTCCCCTGCGCTGGTCGGTAAACAATACCAAGCGAGTACGCAGCGGCCAACGTGCCGGTACGAATACAGGAAATTTCTATTACGCCAAGATCGAACCGAAGAGCCGGAAGACGGACCCGTTCATGGCTCTGGTGGCATCTATGACTGAGGAGGCGGTGCTTGGCACCGGCGAGCCGGTAAAGCTGCCGCCCATCGGCGCGATCCGGCTATAGGAGGTGGGCAATGGCACTTAATTTTTGGAAGTGGCTCGCCGGAGGTAAGGCTCGTTCTCCCACCACGGTGGAGATCACGTGCCGCGATCTTCTGGCAGCGGCGCAGGAATTCCAGCTGCGGGACACCTGCTTCTGGATCTGCGCGAACATGATCGCCAACGCCGTCGGGCGCTGCGAATTCCGGACGTTCCGGGATGGCAAGGAAGTTCGAGAGCGCGAACACTATCTCTGGAACGTGGAACCGAACGTAAACCAGAACTCCACGGCGTTCCTGCACAAGCTGGTCGCGAAGCTGCTGGTGGACAATGAGGCGCTGGTCATCGGTACCCGGCAGCGGGAGGGTTATGACGCGTTGGTCGTAGCGGACAGCTATATGACCGGCGGCAGCTATCCCAGCAAGCAGAATGAGTACACAAGCGTGCAGGTAGGCGATGTGTCCTACGAGAAGACCTTCCGCGAGCGGGAAGTCCTGCATCTGACGCTGAACCACGTGAATATCAAACCGGTGCTGGATGGCCTGTACGGCTCCTACGTGCGGCTCATCAATGCCGCCATGCGGCGGTATGCGTGGGATAAAGGCCAACACTGGAAAGTCCATGTGAGTCAGCTGGCCTCCGGCGCGGATGACTTCACGCAGAAGTTCTCGCAGATGATCGAAGAGCAGGTGAAAACCTTCCTCGACTCTGATGGAGCGGTCTTGCCGGAGTTTGAAGGCTACGCCTATACGAACGAGGGCGGCAAGGCTGCTGTGGAGCTGTCGGACATCCAGAGCCAGATGAAGGACATCTTCGCGTTCACGGCGAAGGCGTTCCAGATCCCGGCGGTGCTGGTGGATGGCAGCATCCAGGGCACGGAGGATGCGCAGGGCAGGTTCCTGACCGGCTGCATCGACCCCATCTGCGATCAGCTACAGGAAGAGATCAACCGCAAGCGGTACGGCTACGACCGGATCCAGCGCGGCGACTATCTCCGTATTGATACCAGCAGCATCCGCCACTTCGATATGTTCGCCAACGCGGCGAACGTGGAAAAGCTGGTCGGCTCCGGCGTGTTCTCCATCAACGAGGTCTTGCGGGCGGCAGGTCTGCCTGCCATCTCGGAGGATTGGGCGGACAAGCACTATCTCACGAAAAATATTGCAACGCTGGGTTCGGAGACCTCTGTGCTCGGCGGTGCGGAAGGAGGAAACGCATGAGGAAACCCCTTTGGGAAATCAAGCAAGCTGCGGAGGGCGTCCTGCAGCTCTACATCTACGGTGACGTAGAAGGCGAGGAGTTCGATTGGGAAAACTGGCGGTATGTCCAGAGCGACAACAGCGCGGAGCACTTCCGCGAGGAGTTGGCGAAGCATCCCGACGTGTCGCGCATCGAGATCTACATCAACAGCTACGGCGGCAGCGTCTTTGAAGGCACGGCGATCTACAACCAGCTGAAGCGCCACCCGGCGCGGAAAGTGGTGCACGTGGACGGCTTTGCCTGCTCCATCGCCTCCGTGATCGCCATGGCGGGCGACGAGGTGATCATGCCGCGCAACACCCTGATGATGATCCACAACATGTGGATGTGCGCCTGTGGCAATGCCGCGGAGCTGCGGAAGGCGGCGGATGATCTGGATGTCATCAACACTGCGGGGCGGCAGGCGTATCTGCAGAAGGCCGGCGACAAGCTGACGGAGGAGCGTCTGTCGGAGATGATGGATGCGGAAACGTGGCTGACCGCTGAGCAGTGTGTTGAGCTCGGTCTCGCGGATCGCCTTGCCGACACCGACGCCGACATGAGCGGCGCGTCCACCATCCTGCAGAAAATGAACGCCGGCATGGAGCAGCATCTCCGGTATCAGAAGTCGCTGGCGGCGCAGCTTCGTGACCTGGCAGCGGCGCCCTCGGTGCCTGCGCCCGCTCAGAATCCCCAGGGCGGCGGAAGCCCTGAAAAAAATAACAAAGTTCTCGGATTGTTTTTTTGAGAATCGAAAGGAGAAAAAGAATGAACAACAATGACATTCGCACCCGCGAAGAACTGCGGCAGGCTCTCCAGCAGGCCGCCGTCTCCGGCGACACCGGCGCGTTCTCTTCCACCCTGGATGAGATGATGCAGCGCATCGGTCTGGACATCCAGGCCGAGTACGAGCAGCGGTTTGATGACCTGCGGCAGGAAGTCGATTCCCGCATCCTTGCCCAGCGCGGCGTCCATCAGCTGACCAGTGAGGAGCGCAGCTACTACCAGAAGCTGGCCGCAGCCATGCGCTCTACCGACCCCCGGCAGGCAGTCACCGGTCTGGATGAGACGCTGCCCAAGACGGTGATTAACTCCGTCTTTGACGAGCTGCAGACGGCGCATCCCCTGCTGAGCCGCATCAACTTCCGCGCCACCGGCGGTGCGGTCGAGATCATGGTGAACACCAACGGCTACGAGGAGGCCGTGTGGGGCGAGCTGTGCGACGACATCGTCAAAGAACTGACCGCTGGCATTAAGAAAATCCCTACCACGCTGCTGAAGCTGTCCGCTTTCCTGCCTGTCTGTAAGGCAATGCTGGAGCTGGGTCCGGAGTGGCTGGACAGCTTTATCCGCCAGACCCTCTTCGAGGCCCTGAGCAACGGAATGGAAGCAGGCTTCGTTGCCGGAGACGGCAATAAGAAGCCTATCGGCATGATCCGCCAGGTAGGAGACGGCGTCACCGTCACCGGCGGCGCATACCCCGAAAAGGCCGCCGTCAAGGTGGACGACCTGTCTCCCCATACCGTCGGCAACCTGCTGTCCATCGTGGCAGCTGACCCCAATGGTAAGCCTCGTCAAGTCCGGGATGTGATTCTGCTGGTGAACCCCCAGGACTACCTGCAGAAGGTCATGCCCGCCACCACGCTGATGGCTCCGGACGGTACCTACCGGAACGACGTCCTGCCCTATCCCATGGACATCATCCAGACCCACGCTCTGCCCCGCGGCAAGGCGGTCATCGGCATCGCCTATCGCTATCTGGCGATGGCGGGCACCTCCCCCGAGGGCCGCATCGAGTACAGCGACCACTACCGCTTCCTGGAAGACGAGCGCGTCTACCTGATCAAGGCCTACGCCAATGGTATGCCTCTGGATAACAACGCCTTCCTGGTGCTGGATATCTCCGGCCTGACGCCTGCCACCTACAAGGTGACGCAGGTAGATCCTCCCGCAGCGTCTACCGATGCCACGCTGACCGCTCTGACTGTGGGTGACCTGGCCCTGACCCCCGCGTTCGCCTCCGGTACGCTGACCTACACCGCGACCACTACCAGCGCGTCTGATGTGGTGACCGCTGTGCCCGGCAACGCTGCGGCTGCCATGAAGCTGACCGTGAACGGCACCGAGATCGACAACGGCACCGCCGCCACGTGGAAGACCGGCAGCAACACCCTGCAGGTTGTTGTGACTGCCGCTGACGGCACCACCACCAAGACCTACAAGGTCACCGTCACCAAGTCTTAACGGTGGCGGGCGCGGTGAACGCCGCGCTGCTGTCGTCCGTCAAGCTCGCCTGTAACATCACCTGGAGCGATGAGGCTACAGACGCTAAGGTGTCTGACCTCATCGCTTCCGGGGAGGCGTACATTGACGGTAAGCTCGGCGCGGCTGGTGACTATGAAAATTCCGGGGAGCCGTTGACGCTGCTGAAGGAGTACGTCCGGTACGGCTTAAGCGACGCGCTGGATGTGTTTGAGACAAACTATCTGAACCGGCTGCTGGCCATGCAGAACGACAGGCAGGTGAAAAGCTATGCGGAAGCTACCGTTTCGCCCTGAAGACCGGCAGATCACGCAGCCCTACCGGGACGGCGTGGTCAAGATCTACACCATAACGGATGCCGCCCAGCCTGGATACCAGCCCAAGCCTACGCCTACGCTGGTGGAAGCGCTGCTTTACGCGGAGCGGCGCGTCGGCCTGCAGCGGTATTACAGCGGCAAGCAGGCGCAGGTGCAGGTGGAGCGCGTGATCCGGACGCAAACGCGCCCGTCGGTGAACCCCCAGTGCATCGCCGTCACAGAGGACGGCACACAGTACGGCATCGAACTGGTGCAGCAGCTGCAGGATGTTTACCCGCCGTCCATGGACTTGACGCTCGTCCGGATCGAGCAGAAGTACGAGGTGCCCCATGAGTAGAAGACGAAATGTGCCCGAATCGGACACCGACAGGACGCCCCTGTGGGCGCAGCGGATCATCGCGGCGCATCTCGCCGTGACCGATGCAGTCAGCCACGGCGGGCGCATCCAGTCCGACCGATACCTTGTCTGGCAGGAAGACGGCGCGAACGACTTCGAGGCCGGCGGCGTCCACGCCGAGAAAGCGGTTACCGGCTCTACGGACCTGTTCACGAAACAGGAGTTTGACCCCTGGCGGGATGAGCTGGAGGCCGCCTTCGACGCAGCGGAGATCGTCTGGAGCCTGAACAGCTGCCAGTTTGAGGAAGAAACCGGCTTCTGGCACTGCGAGTGGGACTGGGAGGTGTTCGCCTGATGGCGCGGTTCGAGTTCTCCGGCATCGACAACTACATCAAGCAGCTGAACAAGCTGCAGCAGTCCACCAAGGATGGCATTGTGGGCAAGACGGTCTATGCCGGCGCCGAGGTCGTGGCTGATTCGGTACGGCGCGCGATACAGGCTCTCCCTGTCGGTTCGGGAAGAGCTGAGGACGGCGGTCTTATCGACACCGTCACCCTGCCGCAGAAGGCGGGGCTTCTGGACGGCTTTGGCATCAGTCGCTTGAAGGACGACGACGGCTTCGTCAACGTCAAGCTCGGCTTTGACGGATACAACTCGACAAAAACCGAGAAGTATCCCAACGGCCAGCCCAATGTCCTGATCGCCAGATCTGTTAATAGCGGCACTACGTTCCGAAAAAAAACGAAGTTTGTGGACAAAGCCGTGAATTCCGCCAAGAGGGCGGCGGAAACGGCAATGGACGCGGCGTGCAGCCGCGAAATTGAAAAAATCATGAAATAGGAGGTGCTGCTATGAGCGCAGCAGGAAAGGTCTGTACGGGCTTCAGCAAGCCCTACGTGGCCAAGTATTCCAACGATGGCGGCGCGGTCACCTACAGCGGCGTCATGCTGCTGGCGCGTGGCGTCAGCGTATCTCTGTCCCTGAATACCACGGACGACAACACGTTCTACGCCGACAACATTTCCGCAGAGACCGCAGCGGCTGTATTCGCAGACGGCACCGCCACGCTGACCGTTGACGGGCTTCTGACGGCGGCGGAGAAGTTTGTCCTCGGCCTGCCCGAGGCCACCGAGATCCAGGCGAGCGGCGGCGCGGTGCAGGTCTCCCACTACGGCGACGGCATGGAGATCCCCTACGTGGGCATCGGCTTTGTCGTCCGCTACCAGAGTGGCGGCGTGGTGACCTACGCGCCCGTGGTGCTGACGAAGGCGCGGTTCCAGCAGCCCGGTCTGGATGCTGCTACGCAGGAAGAGTCCATCGACTGGCAGACGCAGGAGCTGACCGCCACGCTGATGCGCGACGATACCACCAACCACGACTGGAAGCTGGTGGGAACTGATCAGCCTACCGAGGCGGCCGCTGAGGCCGTCCTCAAGGCGATTCTGGGCGGGGCGGCGTAAGAGGAGGCGTCTATGCAGATCTATGGCAGAGAAGTAGGCTTCCGCTTTACGGTGGGCGCCTCCGCTAAGATCTCCGACCTGTGCCCGGACGGCGATATCACCCGTCTGGGGGAGGTGCTAGAGGGCCAGTATGGGCAGGTCACCCGCGACACGGCAGCCATTATGGTGGCCTTGAGTGAAGGATACGAGCAGGCGCGCTCCTTTGAGGTTCCCGGCTATAAGCCTGACCCTCTGACTGCTGACGAGCTGTTTTCGCTGCGCCCCAGCGAGTTTAACGCTTTGCAGCAGGCGGCACTGGCGTCCTGGGCGGAAGATAGAAAGCCTACGGTGGAGGTAGAGCCTGAAAAAAAAGAAAGCGGCAAGGCGCAGGCGTCCAGCTGAACCTTGCTTGGCTCCTGTTTTACGGGCGAAAGCTGAATATGGGGAGGCAGGAGATCATGGTCACGCGATACGGTGAAATGCTGGACATGATCGCCTGCCTCGCTATTTATAACGGGGCTACCCCCAAGAAAAAACAGAAACACTGGACATTTGACGAAGCTATGAGAGTGAGGTGAGCCTATGGCTGTAAACATTGGCCCCAAGATCGGCGTAGACGGCGAGGCGGAGTATCGCCGGCAGATTAACCAGATCATCCAGCAGTCCAAGACACTGGAAAGCCAGATGAAGCTGGTGGCTTCGCAGTTTACCGCTGCCACGACGGCGGAGGAAAGAAATGCCAAGACCGCCTCCGTGCTGTCCAAGCAAATCGATGTGCAGCGTGAGCGCGTGAAGCTGCTGGCGGAGCAGACCGGCAAGGCGGCTGCCAAGTACGGTGAGAGCGACGAAAAGACCCAAAAGTGGCAGCAGGCGCTGAATGAAGCCGCTGCCACGCTGAACAAGATGCAGAGCGAGCTGCGCAACGCCTCCAGCGGCGTAGAGGAGCTGGGCGATGACATGCGTGATGGCAGCGAGAAGGCATTGTCCTTTGGCGATGTCCTGAAGGCCAACGTCGCCTCTGGCTTTATCGTTTCCGGCGTCAAAGCGATGGCGTCGGCTATCAAGGAGGCCACCGCAGCGCTTGTGGATCTCGGCAAGCAGTCCATTATGGGCTTTGCCGAGCAGGAGCAGCTGATCGGCGGCGTGGACACCTTGTTCAAGGAGTCCTCCGCGCAGGTGCAGCAGTATGCCAACGAGGCTTACAAGACTGCCGGCCTGAGCGCGAACCAGTACATGGAGACCGTCACCAGCTTCTCCGCGTCTCTGCTGCAGTCTCTGGGCGGCGACACGGCCGCGGCAGCTCAGAAGGCCGACCAGGCTATTACGGACATGTCCGACAACGCCAATAAGCTGGGCACGGACATGACCAGCATCCAGGATGCCTACCAGGGCTTTGCTAAGCAAAACTATACCATGCTGGATAACCTGAAACTGGGTTATGGCGGCACGAAACAGGAGATGGAGCGGCTGCTGGCCGACGCGGAGAAGATCTCCGGCGTCAAATATGACCTCTCCAGCTACGCAGACATTGTGGACGCCATCCACGTAGTCCAGACGGAGATGGGCATCACGGGAACGACGGCAAAGGAGGCGTCGACTACCATCCAGGGCAGCGCCAACGCCATGAAGTCGGCGTGGAGTAACCTTATCACCGGCATGAGTAACGAGAATCTGGATCTGGACAAGCTGGTGCAGAATGTGATTGACAGCGTCAACACCTTCGCAGACAATCTGCTGCCCCGCCTGCAGGTCATGCTGCCGCGCTTCGCGGAGGGCATGACACAGCTTGTAAACGGACTGGTGCCCTATGTGGGGCCTGCGATGGAGCTGCTGCTGCCGTCTCTGGTACAGGGGATAGGTAGCCTCGTCTCCGGCATCGTGCAGGCCCTGCCGGCGGCGGTGCAGGCGATCTCCGCCGTAGTCCCCATGCTGGTGGAGCAGATTGCCATCCTGCTGCCCCAGATCGTAGATGCGGGTATCGGGATCATCGTCGCACTTGCTGACGGTATCGGCGAGAATCTGCCAGCGCTGGTCCCCGCTGCGGTGGATGCCATCATTACGGTGGCCGATGGCCTGCTGAATCATATCGACACGCTTATCCTTGCGGCAGGGAAGCTTACCGTCGGCATGGCGCAAGGTCTGGTGGAGGCGCTGCCCCGTCTGGTGGTGCGGCTGCCGGAGATCATCGGTGCCATTGTAAAGGGTCTCCTGTCAGGAATGGCTGCTATTGGTGAAGTCGGGTCGCAGCTGGTTCGCGGCCTATTTGACGGAATCTCCAATGCGGCGTCGTGGCTTTACGACAAGCTTCGGGGCTGGGTAAGTGATGTCCTGGGCTGGGTCAAGGGTTTGTTCGGCATCAATTCCCCTTCTAAGGTTTTCGCTGACGAGGTCGGCAAGTTCATCCCGCCCGGCATCACGGTAGGCGTCGAGAAGGCGATGCCGAAGGCTATGCGCGACATGGGCGAAGAGCTGTCCGCGCTGTCGGCACTGCCCATGGGCGGCGGCACGACCACTAACATGGGCGGCGTAGTGCTGAACGTCTACGGCGCGGAGGGGCAGGATGTCAACGCACTGGCGGATGCTGTCATGTATAAGCTGCAGCACGCGGTGGAACGCAGAGAGGCGGTGTTTGCATGATTTTCTGGGCCGGAAGATCTTCCGACGACGTCCACGTCGTGGTGGAGCGCTACCCCAGCGTGGAGCTGGCCGGGCGCAAGCTGGATACGCAGGCCGTCCCCGGACGAAACGGCGACCTGCTGTTTCTCCAGGACGCCTACCAGAATTATGTGCAGGCGTACAGCATCTACATCAGCGCGGAGCGGATGCGGCTCCCCCGCGCTATGCGCGCGGTGGCTGATTGGCTCTGTGGCCCGCGTGGGTACCAGAAACTGGAGGACAGCTACGACGTAGAAGCCTACCGCAGGGCCTATTTTGCCGGGCCGCTGGACGTGGAGAGCGTCATGCACCGGTTTGGCCGCGCGACGATCGAGTTCAACTGTCAGCCGCAAAGGTTCCTCCGCATTGGAGATGTGCCGGTGCAGGCCGTGCAGGGGGAGGTTTTGCGAAACCCCACCGCGTTCACGGCTCTGCCGACAATCACTGTCACCGGAACCGGGGCCGGGGCCCTGACAATAGGCGATGTCACTGTCAGCATCAGCAGCATGCCTCGCGGCGCTGTTGTGATCGATTCGGACACGCAAAACGCCTCCTACGGGGCCTTTAACCTGAACAATACTATCTCCGCGCCGGAGTTTCCCGCGCTGCCGGCCGGGGAAAGCGTCGTCCGCTGGACGGGCGACATTACAAGCGTGGAGATCATCCCGAGGTGGTGGACACTATGAAACCGATTCTGTATGACGCTGACCGCACAAGCTTTCCGGCAGGCGTTGACAATGGGCTGGGCGTCCTCGCGGACGCTATGTCCTGCAAGGTGACGCAGGAGCTGAACGGCCAGTACGAACTGGAGCTGCACTATCCGGTAGAGGGAATCCACTATGGAGAGATCGCGCTGCGCGCCATTCTCCGGGCTACCGTTGGCCCAGACGGCAAGCTGCAGCCTTTTAGGGTATATCGCATCGTGCCCGGCATGAACGGCACAGCGGCCATCTATGCGCGGCACATCGCCTATGACCTCGGCGGCTATGTGGTGTCTCCATTCACGGCAGCGGATGCACCATCCGCTGTGGCGGGCATCAAGAGCCACGCGCTGCCGGCAGGAATGCCGTTCACCTTGGGCACCGATAAGACCACCGTGGCTACCTTAAGCGTCATGGTGCCCACCAGCGCATGGGGCCTGCTGGGCGGTCAGCGTGGCAGCCTGCTGGACGTATACGGCGGCGAGTACGAGTTTGACGAGTGGATGGTGCGGCTGCTGACGCGCCGCGGAGCGGACCGGGGCGTATCGGTCCGGTACGGAAAGAACCTCACCGATCTGACGCAGGATGCCAACTGCGCCAACTGCTACACGGGCGTGGTGCCTTACTGGCGCGGAAACGATGTCACGGTCACGGCCGCGCCAGTGTACGCAGAGGGCGACTACGGCTACGTCCGCCTCATGCCGCTGGATCTATCCTCCAGCTTCGAGCAGCGGCCCACGCAAGCGCAGCTGCAGGCCGCAGCTACATCCTACATCAAGCAGAACCGCCTCGGCGTTCCCGCGGTGAGCTGGGATGTGAAGCTGACACTACTGGCGCAGTCCTCCGGGTATGAAGATGTGGCGTTCCTGGAGCAGATCTATCTGGGCGATACCGTAGGCGTCTACTTCCACCGTCTGGGCGTGGATGCCAAGGCGCGGGTGAACCGGATCGTGTGGGATTGCCTGCTGGAACGCTACGACAGCGTAGCTCTTGGCAGTGTCAAGGCCAACATCGCATCTACCATCGCCGGGCAGCAAAGGGAAATCGACGCCAAGCCGTCCGTCTCGCTGGTGGAGCAGATTTCATCTGGTCTGGCAGCCGCGCTCCTGGGGGCAAATGGCGGCTCCGTCAGGCTTTTGGATGCGAACGGTGATGGAGAGCCGGACGAGCTCTACATTGCTGATAACTCAGATCCCATCAAAGCCAAGGAGGTCTGGCGATTCAATTACAAAGGCTGGGCAGCAAGCGAGAAGGGGTACAATGGCCCATTCAAAATGGGTGCGACGTTTACTGGAGGGATTCAAGCGTGGATGGTTACGGCTGCGAATCTGGTGGCCGGTACGATCTCCAGCGAACAGGGAAATTTCCTGATCAACCTGGACGGCGGCACCATCGACACCAGCGCCACCGGCGCGACTTATAAGAACTCCAACTACTCGCAGGCGGATCTTGACCGAATCAACCAGATCAACATCAAGGCTGTCACGCCAACGCTGGCCGACTATGAAAAGCTGGATGTCAATGGCGATGGTACGATCAGCATCACCGATACCGTGCAGATCCAGCAGATCATCAGCGGGGCGCGAACGGTAAACTTCACCACGCGGTGGCGCCTGCGCATCGACCCCGCCGACGGGAACAGCCTCTTGAAGATCTATCGTGTCTACCACAACAACATCACTGGCGCGGACACCGAGAACATCGTGTTCTCGGTGGGATTTGGCCGCGCCGCGGCCAACACGATCGGCGCGCAGTACGGCGAGATCGAAAAGGATCTGTCCGTAGGTGGATCTGTCGACGCATCCAATTACAAACAGGACGGAAAGACTGTCACATTCCCAACGCAGAAGGTCATCGGGTACGTCGTGTACTGCACGGGCGGCAGCGGGAATCAGGCGGGGTGCTTTATCCCCGCGGGGCAGTCAGGCAGCTACCAATGCGCTTCCAACGACTGGTACTGCGCCTTCAACTTTGACGGTGCGGGCAGCGCCACGAAAACCGGGGGAACCGGAGATATTTCACGGGTGTCCACCGTCAACAACTTTTAAGGAGGTGCTGTTATGGCGAATAGTTTGACAGTCAAGCAGGCCGTGCAGCTAAGTATGACTTTGAACGGCGTGCCGCCCACGCTGCACATGGTGCAGGGCGACACCAATTCTCGGACGATCGTGGCCACGCTGTGGAACGGTGCGCAGCTTTACAGTATTCCGGCGGGGGCGGCCATCATGGTCCGCTTTAGAAAACCGGACGGCACTGGCGGCCTGTATGACGCGACGGAGGGCGGCAACAAGGTCTCCTACGCTGGCAACATTGTAACGGCCCCGGTGGCCACCCAGATGCTGGCTGTGGCGGGGGACGTATTTGCAGAGATCGATATCTTTGGCAGCAGTTCAGGGGCAGCGGCTGAGCGGCTGGCCACATTCCGCTTCATCGTCGAGGTGGCGCCCTGCGTGCTCCCTGATGCACAGATCATCTCCAGCGACTACTACAACATCCTTGCTGCTGACATCGCAGGCGCGAAGGCCGCAGCAGATCAGGCTAAGGATTACGCGGCGGCCGCCAAGAATAGCGCGGATAGCGCTGCGGTATCGGTCGAGGGCGCTGTCAAGTACAACGCCCAGCAAACCCTGACGGAGGAACAGAAGGAACAGGCACGGGCGAACATCGACGCTCCTGCACCGTATACGGCTGGCGATGGTATCGCCATCAGCGGCAGCGTCATCGCTGCCAAAGTGCAGCCCTGCAACCGGAACCTGCTGGACAACTGGTATTTCGGCAATCCGGTGAACCAGCGGGACGTCAGCGGCACTATCAGCAGCGCAGGGTATTTTTTGGATCGCTGGAAGCTGGTGAGCGGCAGCGTGACGATCAACACGGACGGCATCACGCTGAACGGAACCATGCAGCAGGTGTTGGAGACCGCGCCGGTCGGCACGGTGACGGCATCTGCCCTGACGCAGGCCGGAGTGGGCGATGTGGTGCCGGCCTACGACAGCGCAAGCAAGACGGTCACAGTCACGGCGGATGGGAAAAAGCTCGTAGCCGTCAAGCTGGAGCTTGGCCCCCAGCAGACGCTGGCACATCAGGAGGACGGCGTGTGGGTTCTCAACGAGATCCCCGACTACGGCGAGGAGCTGACCAAGTGCATGCGCTATCTGCAAGTCCTCGCCGCGCCCTATGACACCTCCGGCAACGGCGTGGCCATCGGCTACGCCAACAACACCGTCGACCTGTGGGTACCCATCCCACTGGCCGTGCCCATGCGCATATCGCCCACGCCTACCGTCCCCACCGGCGGCGCCGCGCTGTTCAAGGCGGGAAAGACCTCCGACAGTCCGAAGGACGTCACCAGGGTCACAGGCGGATGGGCGATGCAGACCGGCGGGGCTTGCAGCGTGCGGAGCCTGATCTTTACGTCCAGCGGCCTGACGGCGGGTGAGACCTACGCCCTGTTCATGCGGCAAGGGGCACAGATCGTGTTCAGCGCCGAGTTGTAGGAGGTGACCGGATGGAATCATGGACGAATGTCGGCGTGCCGCTGATCGTGGCGCTGCTGACCTCCACTGCCCTGTGGGGCGTGGTGAGTAAGGTGATCCTCAAGCGGATGGAACTGACAGCCAAGCGCAGTAAGGCCGACGAGGCAGATCGGAAGATGCTGGTGGGACTGGCCCACGACCGCATCATTCACCTCGGCATGGTGTACATCGAGCGGGGCTACGTCACACAGGACGAGTACGAAAATTTGCAGGTGTATCTCTATGAACCGTATGAGGAGATGGGCGGCAACGGCAGCGCACGGCGCGTCATGGAAGAAGTGCGGAAGCTGCCCATTCGGTGAGGCAAAAATGGAACAGGCGCAGACGCGCCGGAAAGGAATTTGTTATGAAGCTGAACAACAAGGTATACGACATCCTGAAATGGCTGGTCATGATCGCACTGCCCGCGCTGAGCGCGTGTTACGTGGCGCTGGCACCGGTCTGGGGCTGGCCCTATGCCGAGCAGGTGGCCATGACTATCTCCGCTGTGACGGCGCTGCTGGGCGCCCTGCTGGGCATCAGCACGGCCCAGTACAACAAGGGCGTGCCGGTCGAGACGGAAGGCATGGTGGATGATAATGAGAATCATTGAGACTACTTACCGTTGGGGCGGTACGCTGGTCAAGCGCCAGTCCACGACCAGGATCATCCTGCACCACGCCGCCGCCAAGACCTGCACAGCCCAGCAGATCCACAGCTGGCACCTGGCCAATGGCTGGGCGGGCATCGGCTACCACTTTTTTGTCCGGAAGGACGGCTCCATCTACCGCGGCAGGCCGGAGGACGTGCTGGGTGCCCATGCGGGCAGCAACAACTACGACAGCATCGGCGTGTGCTTCGAGGGCAGCTTCGACAAGGAGCAGATGCCGGCGGTCCAGCGGCAGGCAGGCGCGGAGCTGGTGGCGTATCTCAAGCAGAAGTACGGCATCAGAAAAGTGCAGAAGCACAGCGATGTCAACGCCACGGGGTGTCCGGGGACCCACTTCCCGTTTGGCGCCATCGCTTACGGCGGGGAGCCGGAATCCGACGTGCAGGCCGTGGAGCTTAACATGAAGGTGCGGATGCTGCGGCGCGGGATGCAGGGCGCGGATGTCAAGACGCTGCAGGCGGCGCTGATCGCCTACGGTTTCTCCTGCGGTGCGTCCGGTGTGGACGGCGACTTCGGCGGCGGCACGGAAGCGGCGCTGAAGAAGTTCCAGACCAAGTACGGCCTCGGCGCTGACGGTATCGCCGGAAAGGGGACGTGGGGCAAACTGCTGGGGCAGTAA